ATTCCATATTCTTTTCAATACCATATTCATTAGCAGCTTTCCATTTAGCTTTATTTACTGCATAAGTTCTTTGGAAATATGGTTTGATTTCGATAATAATAGTTCTACCAGTATTTGTTTTGATTACAAAATCTGGATAGTAATTATGCCATCTATTATCTTTTGGTGAGATATATGGAATGTGTAATTCTTCACTAGACCACTCAGTGATCTTTGGACTTCTATCACAGTATAACATAAACCTTCTTTCCCACATTGAACGGTAAGTTATCTTTTTAATATTACCGTTATATTTCTCTGGATTACTAGGTTTATATCTTCCTCTTATTGCTGTATTCTTATGTGTTGCCAATATTATATTTAGGACAAAGTTCCCATTCATTTTTCTCTCTGAACGGAATAATCTTTATCTGTCTCAATGGTGCTAATGGTTTAGCATTCTCTGGATTATCAATCGTAATTAAACCCCAATCACTCATTAACTGAGCAATGGTATTTCTTCGTGCCACATCATTCTCTTCTAAGTTAGATTTCTTTCCATCTAATAGAAATAACTCTTTGAAGTGTACTATAAAGTACCTACCTTGTTTATGTAAGATATGACAAGATTGATATAGTTTATTATCTTTTCGTGAGGCGACACCTATGCGTGTCAACGTCTCCCTGACCTTTAGGAAATCATCTGGTTCATTTAATGTAACCTCTAACATTGAACCAGGTGTCCATTCAATTATATTATTTTCTTCCACCTTTATTAACCTTTTTCTTCAATTCAATAATCTGATCGGGAGTTAATAGTTTACAAGCCTGGCGAGCTTTTTCGTTGCTATAGCCATAATATTGTTTTACTACTTCCACGTCATCAGAGCTTTCGGGTTTAGCCCATTTGGAGAAACGTTTTTTCTTCCTGACTATATTTATAAAAAAATGAAATTGTAGAAGGTGGTCAAGGTGGTGATTCTTATTCATTTCATTTGCAAACAAAACTGTATCTTGGAAATAAGATAAGCCTCTGTTTACCATATAGGGAACATATTGTTTCTCTGTTATATCATCAACTATTAGATCTTCTTTAGAATAGTTGATTGCATTTAAAAAATCAAAAGGGCTAAGCGAGTTCGACATTGGCCATAATCTCCGTCATACATGCAACTACATTCAATTCATGGTCCGCAACAAATGCATTCTTGTATTGATAATCAGCAAGAATAAGAACAAGTTGTGGAATTGAATGAGATGCAACTTTATCATTCATCCTATCATAGATTGCTCTAAAGATAGCACTTGCATCTGTATCTATATTAGATGCAACCCACGAACGCATAGCTTTAAAGTCTTTTGCTTTAAGATGTTTGAAAAGATCATCATAGTTATCTAGTTTGTCTGTTACAACTTCTAGACTACCACTGATCGAGCCACGTTGAAACTCATTTAAGATTCGTCTCCAATCAGGAGCGAATTTCATAATAATATCTGCTACAGTATTTTTATTATATGAAACATTCTCGGCATCAAGAATCTCTGTAGCGCGTTTCATAAATTGTCCTGCAAGACTTGCAAGATCTTTTTTAGTCGTATTAAATTCATATACACCACAACGTGAATGTAATGGTTCGATAATACGATTCTTAAAATTACATGTTAAAATAAATCGACAGTTATTGGCAAATTCTTCGATGAAACCACGAAGCGCTGGTTGTGTTGACTGTGGATTTAAATAGTCTGCTTCATCAAGGATCACAACCTTATAGCCACCTTGTAATGAAACAGAAGAAGCGAACTGCTTAATCTTGCCACGTAATGTTTCAATGTTACCTTCTTCGGATCCATTGATGATTATATAATCTAAGCCAAGTTGGTTACATAGTGCTTTGGCTACGGTGGTCTTACCTAGGCCAGCTGTACCGGTAAACAGCATGTTAGGCAGTTCGCCAGACTCTACAATCTTACTGAAAGTTTGTTTGAGAGAATCCGGTAAAATAGTTTCTGATATAGTTTTAGGTCGATACTTCTCAACCCATAAAAAGTCGTTTGACATTCACTTCTCCATAATATAAAAGTGCGGGGATTTTCACCCCGCTGGAACTAAGCTTCGGCTTCAGTATCAGCCATTGCTTTTTCTTGCTCAAGATTTTCAACTAATTGAATCACTTGAATGCACTGGTCGCGAAGACCACCAATAGTAGATAGTTCTTCACCTTTAAACGCGCCACGCTGTGTCATGGCGTCAATTACTGCAACAGTAGATCGTGCTGCTTTATTTGCTAACTCTGTTAGCTGATCAGTTGTTTCTGACATATTATACTCCGTACGTACTTGTTTTTTCTAGTGCAATCCAATATTTAACTGGAATGCTCTTGTTTGCAAACTCTGAAATAAGTTTGGATGAGATCTTAACTTCATAATCACCAGGAATAATCTTAAGATTAGAAATGCTAAGATTGAATTTAAATGTTGCACCTTCTGGATAATCTCCATCGACGTCAATAGAGAAAGCATTAGATGTAGCATTTTGCGAATCAACAACAGATAGATTTAATACACCATCTTGACCTGTGATAGAAACCTCAGTATGACCAAGAGCACCAGCGGCTTTCTTAATCTTATTGATTGTATCATTGTCAAGTGTGAATGTCACTTCTGGATCAGGCATATTAATATCTTTTGTTGGGACGGTTAAAGTCTCTTCAGCTGAGAAGAAATATTTAACACGAGATCTACCAGATGAATCAGATACGCGAATGTATTCATCTTCAAATTGTAGATTAGGGGTATCGACGAGACCCAAAACGCCGATAAATTCGTTTAGATCATAGATTCCCATATTCTTAGGGAAGGTCTCTGCAACTTCGGCAGAAGCCAGCACGTTACGTGCCTCTGAGATAGTTTTGATTTGATTACCAGATCTTACAAGAATATTCTGATTGATACCAGAGAAGTTCTTAAATACTGATAGAGTAGCATCACTTAGTTCCATATTTCACTCCAATTAAACATAATATATTATTATAACATAGTTTGGTACAAAAGTACACAAATATTTATACCATTTTTGAGAAATTTTTCTCTTTAATAAATTCTAATTTGTGTTTGAATTTACCATCAAGAATTTCTCCCTTATGAGATATTACGAACACGTTAGTATCATCACCAAGTGTATGTAGTATCTTAAATAAGTTTTCAATACCAGCTTCATCTAAACTTGAATCAAATGTTTCATCAAGAATTAATAGATTAGTTGCTACTGAATTTTTCTTCTTAGCAATCTGTCTCCATGTAAACAACAGTGCTAAGTCAATACGTTGTTTCTCACCTTCTGAAAAAGAATCATATGAGAAATCATCTCTATGTCTAGACTTAATAGTTTCATTAAACTCTTCATCAAGATTAAATGAGACATAGAAATCAAGTATTTGTAAGTATTGATTGATAAGCTGATTCATTACAGGTAGATATTGTTTAATGATTTTTGTCTTAATACCTGTATCTTTCAGCATCTCACCAATAGCAGATTTATATGAATAGATCTCACCTTCATTAAGTTTATCATCCATAAGTGTGGATAACTCTTCTTTAATTTCAGTAAGATCTGCATTTGCTTTATTTAAATCTGCAGAAACTGTATTGGCTAAATCATCTCTGAGAGACTGTATTTGTCCTTGCAACTTACCGATTTGGTAATTGTTAGAATTAATGTTTTGCTGCCATTCTTGTACTTCGGAAAGCAATTGATTGAGTTCTGAAATATTCGATTCAACATCAGCTGATTCTGTAGTGATGCGGTCCATTGCTTCTTTAAGTTCTTTGGCTTTATTCTGTGCTTCGAATAGTTTTTTGTCTCTAAGATCCGTACTAATATCTTGTGAACACGTGGGGCACGATTCATTTGTTTCATAAAACTTTGCATCTTTCGTAATCGTAGCCATTTGAGTTTTGAAAGTTGCACTGTACGATATGAGATTCTGCTTTTTGGTGTTAAAGCCACTTAACTTCTCCTGGATCGGTTCGAGATCATTTTGTACTTTTTCAGATAGGTGAACATTTTGTGAATTAAGTTCTTCGATTTCTTTCTCATGTTTTTCTATTTGATTTTCTTTTTGAGTTGTATTTTGTTCTGTAAGTATTCTTACATCTTCGATATACTTCTTTTGTGTATCTACTTTGTTTCTACCAAGATCAATTCTATATGATAAGTCTTTTAGTTTCTCTTTTACTTGGTTAATCTCTTCTTTGAGTATCTGATTCATTTTAGAGAATACACCAATATCTAATAGATCTTCAATAACTAATCTACGATTATGTGGATTCAATTGCATAAAAGGAATAAAAGAACTTGATCCTAATACAACAACTTGGTGAAATGATTTGTGATTAATCTTAAGAATATTTTTCTCAAGAATGTTTTGATATTCTTTAGCATGGGAGGATTGATTAAACATCTCTCCATTCTTATAGATCTCAAAGATATTTGGTTTAATACCACGTATAATCTTAAAGTGAGCTGCTCCAACCACAAACTCAACTTCTACAACAGCTTGTTTACCGTTAATAGAGTTAACTAGTTGTGATTTTGTGATAGCTCTATGTGGTTTACCAAATAAACCAAATGCTAAAGCATCTAATAATGTTGATTTACCGGCACCGTTCTGACCTACAATCAGAGTAGACTTTTCTTTGTTTAAGTCTATTTCAGTAAAGTTGTTGCCGGATGATAGAAAGTTTTTATAACGTAATTTTTTAAATGTAATCATGCAATTTCAAGGGCTTGAGCTTGGGACATAAGCTCGCGCATCATAATCTTAATCTTTTCTTTATCTAAGTCTGTATCAACTCCTTCAATATAGTCATCCACTAACTTAGGTGTATCATCAATATCTAATCCTTCATCATCTACATTCTCACCAATAAACTCATTAAAGTTTTCAGCAATTTTGAGATCTAAAATATTCTCTTGCTGAATACGATCAATGAACCTATCAAATGTAAATGTGTCGGTCCTATTTGCTACAACCACTTTCACAAAATGATTTGCAAATTCGGCAGTATTATATATATTATAATTTGTTTTCTCGTCATTGTACACTACTTTTTTAAATAAAGTGTACGGATTTTCGACTTTTTCTATTTGTCTTGTTTCAGTATCAAGTATATGGAAGTATTTTTTGTCTCCGCAATCTGCCCATGTAAATTCCATTTGCGATCCAAGGTATCTAATATTACCTTGTTCAGATGCCACATGGAAATGACCTGAAATAACTTGTTCAAACTTTTCAAAGAGTTTTGCATCCATACCTTCTTGCATTTTAACTCCACGCATAAGTTCAAAACCATTCAATTCTAAATGAGAACCTAGCCAATCAGCTTTACATTCTTTAATAAAGTTCATAGTCTGTTCATAATTATCTTGACAGATCCATGGGACTAATGCCATCTTAAGTGAACCGTAATCCATAACAGTAGGTTCCATTACAATATTTACTTCATTCATGTAATGACCTAATAATTCTTTTAAGCTGTTTAGTTTATTTGTATTCTTAAAATATGTGTCATGGTTACCAGGAATAATATCCATAGTCATACCTTTATCACGTAATACATTTAAGAATATTTTACGATTGTGGTTTAGTGCTTTGAAATTAATAAACTTACGGTGATCATAGTAATCACCTAAATGTAGAATTTGTTTAACGCCACGTTTTTCACATTCAGGGAAAAATACTTTTGAATAAAAGTTTTCTGCGTGGTTTAAATAAATTTCAGACGAGTTTCTAACACCACAATGAGTGTCATTTAGAATGGCTATCTTCATTATACAACAATACCTGTTACAGCCTGAGTCCAATTCTTCTGAATTGCATCATCGGTAGGTGCAACAAATACGATAGTTCTAAATGTAATTTCTTTAACCTGTTGTGCTGTAACACTAACACCTTGAGCAAAACCAATACCTTGCTCTGTATGTACTAACATACGTGGATTTTCTAATGTTACTGTATTTTGCGTTTCTTCTACGAGTCTGCCAACAAACTCTCCTGATACGGTAAGGACCGTTACGATATCACCCTTATTCATACTTTAAGTTTTCCTTTATGATAATAATTAGTTAGATTCACTTCATTCTCTTCTGCTTCTTCTAATACTTCTTTCACAGATTTATCTGATTTATTTATAACGACATAATCATTATGGAATGTCCAATCTAGAACATCACCAACTTCCCATCCCATTTCTTCCGTTAAAGTTTCTGGAATAGGAATAATTAAATCTTCACCTTCTTCTACAATTTCTACTACAAATTTTTTACTCATGTCATAAACTCCGTTAAATCTGAATCTGCATGCTTAGCACGTTTTTTACGTCTTGCAGGTCCACCTTGTTTTTTTGCAAAATCACGTACTGCTGTATCTTGTTCTTTTACTTTATCAATTCTTTCTTTGAGTGTATCGACAAATGATTCAATTGCTTGTCTACTTGCTTCATCACCCATACCCATTTCTTCATGGATAAAGTTTTCAATACCAGATGAGGTTAAATATTTCATCTTAATATCTTGTTGTTTCTTTTCTTTTGCAATCCTACGTAGAAAAGCATACCAAGTGATTTGTGTAAAATAAGCAAATGCATTTGGTTTACCAGTTCTTGTGGCTGCTTCAATGTCATAGTTATTAATAGCTTTAAGACAATTTTCAACTGCATCCATAACCATCTCTTCGCGATATGTATAGCGAATAAAATTGGATTTGTGAGACAAACCCTCAGCGATTCTTAAGAACGACTGTGCAATATAATTGGTTACTTTGGGTACAGGCTTTCCTGCCTTTTTAGCATCATTAGCGCTATGAACATAGTCAACAACTGCCTGAGAAAAATCAGCGTTGTTCACATAATGTATGTTAGCTCTTTTAGCCATAGTTACTCCTGTCACATTTATATAATATTATAACATGTTTTACCATGCCTGTACACTTATTTTCAAACTATTTTTTATATTGATTTGAAAAAATAAATCGAAAGAGGTATGTACAAAACCTCAAAAGTATGATATAATAGATATGTAATATCGGAGGGGAGAGTGGTATACTGTTAATGTACAGTTCCCTTTGAAAGAAAGTTTTGTGTGCTGCTACTATCATAATCAAATTCTTCAAGATATTCGTCGCTCATCTCGAAATTCATATCAACAATATCATCTAGTTTAACATCTACATGTTTGTTTTGTTCTTCATTTTCTAATACTTTTTGTACTGTATTTACATAATGTTTTATTAAAGATTGAGAAGGATTCTGTTCTCCAATAATATGAGAAGCATTAATGGTTTGTAAAGAATCAATCTGATCAGTTAATCCTAACCAAGGACGTAATGACCAAAAACGAATACCTCTATCAATATCTTCTCCTTTAGTCAGTGCCATAGCACCTCTAATTAATACTTGAGGAGATTTATCAGTATCCCATTCGATAACTTCACAAATAAGTTCTTCACTTGTGCTGAGTTTAAATTGTTTTAGGTTTGGCTTTTTCATAATTTTATACTGTAAGTCCTGTTATTAAACTGTTCTCTTTCGTAGATTTTTCTACGTTCTTCACCATGTAACCATGCAAAGTTAATCGTATTTTTTGTTCTTATATTATCTATTATATCATATAACTTAGTTGCAGTGTTATTATCTGATTTTCTTAATCCTCGTCCAATAGATTGTAATACTCTAATTTGTGACTTAGATGGTGAAGCAAATATAATATTATGTAGATTTCGAATATTAATACC